GGTAGTTGTTCACTCTATAACCTTGAGGAACCATACCCATAGATACGATTGCATTAATATCGTTATCAGCTGTTCCAGTTCTACCTTGAGACTTCATAAGTCTTTCAGCAGTAAACTGAAGCTCAGAAGGAATGATCATTTTCAATCCTCTTGCTGCAACTCTTAAACCTCTTTCATCAGTCATTTTACCAATGTCAATCATTGCTTGCTCTAATGAAGTTTCGTTTAAGTCTGATGATGTAGCCAATTCGTTACTGAATGTACCAGCAACTGTTGGGTGGTCAGTAGCCATTAAAGCTACGCCGTCACCAGATTGGAAAGTTGTGAAACCATTAATTAATGGTTCAACAGCTTTTACTTGTTTAGCGTTACTCATAGATCTAGCTAAAGCTTTTGTATATCTAGACGCAAGTCTATCATACAGGTTGTCCTCAATCGCTTCTTCAGTGATTGCGAACGCTAAAGCTACAGTCTCGTGAGTGTATCTAGCAGTGAAAGTTTCTTGTGCTTCATCAAATGAAACGCCAGCGCCTTCACCTTTTACTTGTGCGTTAGCGAAACCAGATAACATAACTTCTTCTTCAAAAGCTCTGTCAGATGATTCCTC